TTATTTTATTTCATTGTTAAAATCTTCATCTTTTAATTTTTCTGGCTTTATATTCTTATCATCAGCACACTTAGAATTGCACTTATCTCCTTTGCATTGCTCAAGTGCTATTTTAAGCTTTTCAGGGATAGGTACTCCTAATTTACTTGCATTCTCTATAACTGATAATATTTCTGTGGCCACATAAAAAATTATAACTAAATTCCTTATACCAACATTAGGCACTAACTGCTCAATAACTGTGGAACAAGATACTATTATAAGTATAAAGACTTTTTTACTTATTCCTTTATATGCTCTTGTACTATTAACTGTCTTAGTTATATAACCAACCCATAAGCCAGTAATATAATCTACAAGCATAAGAAAAACTAAAACTTTTACAGATAAGTCAAATCCACCTAAAGCCCAAACAAGAACTGATATCCAGCTAGTCCATATCATAGCAATACCGTTTTTTGCATTAATAAAAAAATCTTCCATTTACTCACCCCTTCTGAAATGGCTAGCTCCAAACATTCTAACCATTCTATACATTAAATTTCTTTTGATTTTATTTACTCCACATTCTGCCATAATTTCTAAGAATATTTTATCTGCTTCTTGTCTTGTAATGTCAGTTTTACATTGACTTGAATATAGCCAATCATGAACAACTGCACCTCTGCCATGTTTACCATATGAATTTATAATATTTCTGAAAATTCTAGGTACAGAAGCATAATCTGTCCTAAAACCTTTTGGAACAACTATAACTCCTCTTGATGTTTGATAAAAATAATCCTCCATAACTTCCCAATATTTATCATCTATTGGCATTGTTTTAAGTTTAGATATTTCCATTTTATCCCTCCTTATCTTTTAAATTGAATATTATCAGCTGTTCCTAATTGAAAATGTACAGAGTCTTTTTGCTTCCAATTTCCTCCCCATACTATTCCATATTTATCAATAAGCCCTTTACTTTTAGCAATATCATAAATAGCTTTGTAATATTTATAATCCCATCTAGCAACAGTTTTTTCTTTTTCTTCTCCAGTTTTCTTATCAGTGTATTTTTCTTTTTCCAAGACAGCTATATCAACAGCATATCCATAACCATCAATTTTTACTTGGTGTTTTGATTTTAATTTATAACCATCGCACCAACTAACTTTTGGTTGCTTATTACCATTACTATCATATAAAATAGTTCTTCCTTTTTGATATTCATAATTCTGCTCTGCTGCAGTTCTTACACCACATGTAATTTTGAAATCATATGGAGATTCTTTTATAAGTTCTTTTATAAAATTTACTACATTTGGATGAACTCCATTCATTTTTTCTAGACTCGTATTTGATAAACTAAACATATAACCTCCTTAAATATAAAATCTTTAAAAAATATATTTAAAATTATTTTTTATAAAAAATGACCTTGTAATATCAATTTTAAAGGGTTTTATTAAAGGTAGCTATATAAAACTACCTTTAATAATAAAAATTCTTTAAATTAGCCTTTTGCTAGTGCATTATGTATTTCTTTTCTTTTTTTCTCAAATTCATCTTTTGAGAGGTCTTTTGGATTAACTTTTGTCTTGAAGTAATTTTCAGTATCATAAACAGATTGAATAAATGTACTTCCAAAAAACATTAATTGAATGAAATCCATTAGGTCCATTTCTTTTCCAAAATCATCTTCAAAGTACCAAGTCTTTTTAATTTCTTTTCCCATAAAGGTTTTAACTAAGAATAACAATAAAGCTGACATAGCTATCCAGATGATGTCTTTATCTCTGCATTTCTGTCTGTGTTCTTTTCCATCAACCTTATAATCAAAACCATACTCCAAAGATGTATTTTTAAAATCATCTATAACATTAAAATAATCTTTTTTTTGTGCTTCTGTATCTAATATCCACAAGTGCTTTTCTTTATCCCAATTTAAGTACTTATCGTTTTCTTGTGGTTTTGGTACTTTTATAAGCTTTTTGTTTTCTATAAATTCACCAACCTCAAGAGTTATCTCAATATCATTTGCAACTTTTTCATCTCTTGTCATTTCTCTTATTGTGTTATTATCAAAAATTGGATAGTTGAATGGTGTATCTCTTTCAATTATCGTTGAATTGTCTTTTTGAATGTTAGGATAATATTTAAAAATAGCATCCCAACCTCCATATAATTTAACTTCATCAGATGTTAAGTTTACATCAAATAATAATTTTGGCAATTTTTCTTTTGAATATATATAATACATAATTTACTCCTTTCAAAAAAATTTAGTATTTTAGGTTATCTGTTCCATCACAGATAGATTTTTAAAATGTGTATAGATTGGAAAATCTAAACAGAAATTTCAAAATACTATGGCAAGGAACATCCCATGAAGTTCAATTCTATACTACTAATATTGCTGCAAATCTAAACTTTGATAATATTTTTTCTCTAACAATTGTAGGAAATACTACTTGTACTATTCCTGGTGTTTTATTGAAAAAACTAGCAATAAATCAAGAACTTATCATTGGTCATGATAATGCAGTTAGGTCTGATGCTGTATTTTTCTTTAAAAAAATAAGTAATACATTTGGAATATTTGGTACTCGAGGGGTTGCAGAAGATATCCACCTACACGGCTATAATACTTTAATTATAGAGTACTAATCGAACTATATTTTAGCAGGATAACTTATAGTAAAATAATAAGCCCCTGCATTGTCATCTGCTTCAGATTTTGCTAAATTTCCATTAGCATACAAGAAAAATGTATTAGATTTAGAACTATTTCTATAAGAAGCACTAAAATACAATGTTTCGTTTGGTCGATATTTTTCAGGCAAATTAAAAATAGGTGTGTTAGCTTTATTAAAAAATGCTGTTCCACTGTCAACTATAAGAGTTACTATACCTGCAATCTTATACACTTTTACAAAAGTTGCATTTGGAACGTATAATCTCTCACTTTCAAGTTTAGAGAAATTTTCCAATTTATTAAAATTTTCTAATATAGACATATCTATAAAATTCCCATTTGGCATTGGAGCAGGGCCACCAACTTTACATTTATAATATTTCTTTGTAAGTTCAGAATAATAGACATTTCCAACTACTGCATTTGCAATAGGAAAATCTCCATCATGTTTTCCAACTGCTGATACAAGCCTATCATTTAAACCTTTTGAATTCTTTTCTGTATCACCTTTTAACTTTAAAATATAATCCTCAATCTTATCCCATACTTCATTCCAAAACTCTCTAAATTTACCTTTATGATTTGCTTTCCATACTGGTAATTTTAGTTCCTTTGTAACTTTTTCAACCTCTGGTCTACCTTGTGGGTCTTCTATCCATTGTGCCATTTTTTACCTCCTTGAAATTTTAATTTTTTCTATTTGCTCTAAGTTCATTTCTTCTAATTCTGATAAACTATACATTTCAATATAATACTCATCCCGAGCTAGTGTAATCTTTTCTATTTCTTCTAATGTCATTTCATGCAGTTCTGATATTAAGTAGTCCTCTACATAAATTCCATTGATAACTTCTAGCCCTACACCTGCACCTTTTATTTTTTTTACTAAGCTAAAGACTTCTTTTTTATCTAACTTTTCAGGGATAGAAATAAGTATTTTCCCAGATAATTCTATAATTCTAAACTCTGTTTGATTTAATTTAAAATATTCGGATAATATCCTAATTATTTCCTGTGGACTTCCTAGAAATTGTAATAATGCTATTTCAAACTTCAATAATTTTCTGTAATCTTCATCAGTAAGTCCATTTCTTTGAATTTTAAAATTACTTCCTAGAATATCCAATAAATAGCCTTCTGATTTATCTATATCATTAAAATTAGAAAACAAATTATAAATATTTCTTATTCTTAAATGCTTAGTTTCGGATATTTCAAACATTTTTTTTGAATACACTGTATCGTGATAAATATGTGGAACTCTACTAAGTATCATAAATTCACCTCGATAGTTATATCATCTGCATTAGCAACAGCAACCTCTTTATTAGATAACTTATAATCTTGCTCTCTTTCGTTGTACTTCACATCTCCTAGCTTAATCTTTAAAGTTTTTATTCCACTTACATTTTTATAGATTTCTCCAATTATTTTATACAAATAAATAGTGCTGTTTGGCTCAACTTCATCTATGTATTTTAAGTAAATATCTTTTATAATTTTCTTAAATTCTTCTCTCCAAATTTCTTTTATTCCTTGTATTTCAATTTTTAAAAATACTGTTTTTTCTGTAGGTCTAGTGAAACCTACACTAATTTCATCAAAATTCTTTGTAATTGCTCCAACTGTTCTAATCCCTGCAATCTTATATTCATATAAAGCTTTTAAGATATTATCATTAGTATCTCCGTAACAGATACATTCGTAACTATGTGCCAATCTCCCATCACTATCAAAAGTATCTGTATCATTTTCTATAACTTGGCATTTCTTAACATTAGTATTCTGCAAGATATAGTTTTTAATACCCTCAGTTGTAAATGAACTTTTTCTATCTAGCCTTTTTAAATATCTTTCTCTTAGTTCTGTATCTGTTTCTAAGTCTTTTCCTCCAAGAGTATTTAATTTATTGTTAATAGAAATAACACCAGTTAAAATTTCTGTTTGTTCTGTTATTGCTCCTGCACTTATATTTCCATCTGTTCCACCATCTAAAGCTATTACTTCAATATCTGTATCTCTCGCAACAGTTGTAATAGTTGATGTATTTAGAGTTACAAACTTAACGCCCGATTTAGTTTCTACACCCCAAGCTTGTGGTATCTGTGTTCCTATTTCTGCTGTAACTGTAATCTTACCAACTGCTTTTTTTGCTTTATTCCAAGTCATACCTAAATGGCTTGTGATAGCATTTAAGTTAGAACCTGTCGCAGTATAAACTGATAACTGATTAAATGCAGATAACGCTTGTAAATAGCTATCGTATTCTTCTGCGCTATCAAACCTCAGCCAAGCAATTATTATATTACTATCTGTTTCTCTTAGGTCAGGCTTTACACTTTTAAAGTCATTTAATTTTCTTGTATAAATTTCATCTATTGTAGGCACTATAAAACCTTTATCTGTTATCAAATTGTGTACACCTCCCCATTAATTCTAATATTAGCAATTAAAATATTATCCTCAAATTCAATGCTTTCAATTTTTTCAACTCCATCATATTTATTTATAACCTTACTAACTTCTTGAATTATCCTATTTTTATTATCTTTTAGTTGTAAAATACCTGTATTAGTATCATTCAAATATGGAGTACCCCAAGCTATATTTAATGCGAATTGTCCTTTGTTTTGCTCTAATTCAACCCTTATAGCTTGTATTAAGTCTTCTGCATTACTAACTATTTCACAAACTCCTTTATCATCAAATATTAACTCACAATTTTTATCTAATTTTGGACTTGTCATTTACACCTCCTAATTAGCTTTACTTGTAGATGTTGGACTTTGGTCACCAGGTCTATAAGTATGTGTATGTCCTTTAAGGCTCTTGCCTGCTCCTTGTACATCTTCTGTTGCTGTAACTCCACCAGTTATTGATACATTTCCTGTTTGTGAAGTGTTTCCAATTTGTGTTGTATTTCCATTTATAGTTAAATTACCATTTAAAGTAACATTACTTGTGATAGTTGTTTCATTACTTCCAGCAAGTATTGTTATATCTCCATTACCTTTAATTTCTATTCTAGTTCCTGCACCTTGTAAAATTATATCTTCTGAATTATTTTCAAAACCTTTTTCACAACTTCCAATTATGTAAGGCTCATTTAAACTAAATCTTTCAAGGCTTGTTTCATCAGATAAAGCAGTTTCAGAAAAACCAACCCATACTATATCTCCAACTTTACGAGGTATTTGAAAAGTCCAACCACCAAATTTAAGAAAATCTAATCTTACATCTATAAGTGGAGGATAGTTTATAAGTTGTTTACATAATTCTCTTTTTGCTAACGGTTGCACAGTACAAGTTCCAGTTCCATAATTAATTGATGTAATTTTACAAGCTAAACTTGTATGCAATTCATTTAAACTATCATCTATTAAAGTTTTTATAACTTCTATCATTAAACCACCTCTACTGTTGCTGTTGCAGTAAATGTCTCTAAACCACTTGCTGTAAAGTTACACTCTTTTACAACTACTTTTCCTTTGAAAGTTGTACTTTCAATCTCTAATAATTGCCCTATTTTAATAAGTGGAATTAATAAACATTCAATATCAAATTTTTGTTTGTTGCTCTCATCTTTTTTATTTTTTTTAGATCCGTTTTTTTCTTTTTTCTTAATATCTGCTTTATCCATTTTCTTATCTATTCTGATTAAACCTTGTTCTCCACCTAAATGTAAAACACTTGAATAGACTTTGTTAGGTAACTTAAATTCAATAGATGTATTAGTAAACCTTGATATTGTTCCTGTGTCTCTTGCAAGAATTGGAATTACATTTGATAATCTTCCACTAAACACCTTACCATTTGGATATACTGTATCTTTGCCTAGTTCTTTTATATCCATAGTAAAATTACACATTTTTTCAATTTGCTTTATAACTTCACTTGCTTTTATACCTGCTTTAAACTGCCTATTTATTATAGTATTTGTATAGGACCTATTATTTGGAGTAGCTTCAATAGTAGTTATAAAATCATTTTCATCTCTTGAAGTTGTTATACTTTCAACTATCCCATTAAATATAACTCCATGTAATTCTCTATATCCTGCATCAATAGATACATCTTGATTAAGTTTTAATTTTTGCCTTGTTGTTTCTGATAAATTATATAGTTTTATTGTTGCTATATCGCTATTATTATCATCAGTACACTTAACATCAAAATCAATGTCTAGTTGCTCATAATCAAATAATGTTTCTCCAATAGTTATTAATCTAACTTGTTTCCATAACTTCGCCATCATCATCACCTATCAAGAAAAATTTATAATCTTTATTAAGATTTTGAGGAGTAACCTTATCTTTTTCTTCTGCAAATTCATTAATTTTTATACATCTTAATTGAAGATTATTTTTATTCCTTACTAAACTTAAAAAATCAATATTAGGAACTAGCTTGTTAAAACCTGTTATCCTTTGATTTAAGCTATCTAAAATTGAAAGATATATAAAACTATCATAAGTATTATAAATTAGCTCTAAATTGATATTATTAGGCAATTCAGCTATTATTCCTCTTTCTTCAATTCCTGTTACATCTATTTCTATTGCTTTCATTTTTTCTCCTAACCTGCTAAAGTTTTAGAAAAACTTTTACCTCTTTCTTTTGTTCCATTAGTTCCACTTGTAACATTATTAACTTTGCTTTTTTCTGCACTTGTTGGAGTGCTAACCTTGGCCGTTGTTCTTTTCTTTTTCCCACCACTTGTCTTAGCTTTCTTATTATCTGTTTTTACATCACTTTCTTTTATCTCTCCAACTTGAATTTGCCTTAATGTTATATAGTAGGTAAAGCCAAACTTTTGCTTCTCAGTTTCTGTTTCTTCTATATTTTCAATAATCATATGTTCATAAGTATCACGATTAGAAAAAACAAACTGCACTTCTTCTCCTAACTCTTGCAACTTCATCAGTTTATCTCTATTTAGCATATAATCTTTGCTATTATCTACAACAGTTATATTTATAATCATTGGCTCTTTTCTAACTGAATCACTTATATTAAAGCCATTCTCAACTCTTTTTGTTGGTAAAGTCATTGGTAAACTTCTTGTCTTTTCTGATATAACTTCAAGTGGTATATCTTGGATATAGCTTTGATTTGAATTTTCTAATAGACTTAAAGCCATATCAACTGCTTGTTTAAAAAAACTCATAATCTCCTCCTATATTCCATAATTCATTCCAATTTGTGCTCTTATTTTTTGTTCCTCTTGCTCCTTATAATTTCTCATTTGTGTATCAAACATATTCTTAATTTTAGCCCCATCAGTAGCCTCATTAATTACAAAATTTGGATTATATTTTTGATTATTATTTATTGTTACATTAGGTTTTGATACTTTCTTAGTATTATCTATAACTTTAGCATCAAGAGTTTTAGTTTGTAATATTTTATTAAAATCAAAATCAGATATATTTGCTGAATAAATAGGTTGATATAAAAAATCTTTTTGAGCTTGCTCACTGAATTGAGTTTTTTTTCTAAAATCTTCAACTTTTACTTGCCTTTTAATTTCTTTTGTGGCTTCTTCAAGTAAATAATCATCATGCATTTTGCTAGTTTTATTCATATGTTGTCCTGCACCATATAATTTATCCCAACCATTACCAATATTTGATGTAGTATTGTCCCAGTTCATATTTTCAAAATCACCAGTTAATGCCTTATATGTATTCTTTCCAAAATCAATTACAACTCCACCTGTTGCTCCCCATATCATTTGCAACAGTCCTGCTCCACCTTTTAAAACATCTAATAAATCAGTTAAAACCTTAGTTGTAAGTGTTATTTTCTCTATTCCACTGTCTGCTCCCTCAGTCCATAACTTCCAAAAGTCTGATACACCTTTTCTTAAATCTGCAAATCTATAATCTGTTCCAGTAAATTTTAATAGTGCATTAATTCCATCTTCTGTAAAACTTTCTTTCCCTTGAAATGCTGCAAATACATCTTCAATAGCTAAAAATAATGTAACAAGTGGAAATTTAGTAGCAAGTGCTAAACCACCTATAACCTTAAATGCTGTTTTAGCTCCATCTGGTAAGGCATTAAAACCTTTTTTTATATCTCTAAAAACTCCCATAAAAGTATCTACAAAACTTCCACCAGCTTTGAAAACATTAGTAATCATATCTTGAATACCTTCAGCATTATCTGCTATAAGTTCCCAAAATTTAGCCCTTGTATCTCTTATAGACATTCCCCAAACTTCGTATAAATCTCCTATTCTATTTTTAGCAGATGTTATTTTACCCTCAGGAGTTTTTAACATTTCTTTATTTTGTTCTCCTATGCTTCTTCTAACTGCTTCAGTAAGTAAAGCGACCTTTTGTTCTTCTGTTCCTACTTTTAGTAACTGTTCTTCTCTTTCACTTAAAATAATTCCATTTCTTTTTAAAATCATTGATTGTCCATTCATAGCCTTAGCAAAAATATTAGCAATACCTTCCATATCTTGCCCTGTACCATTTAAGCCTTTTTGTTTTACCAATAAATCTTGCATAATAGGCAATAATGATTTGATACTATCTTCTTGTAATCTATATGTTGCTAACTGTTGAGCCCCTGCAATAGTTACCTCATCACCTACAACTCCCAAACTTTGTAAACTTGCTGTCATATCTATTATTGACTTTATTTGCTCATCTCTAAAATTTTGAGCTCTTAAAGTGTTATATAACTTAGTTTCTTGCTCAATCTGATAGTTACTAGCTTCAATAGCTTTGTTATACTGCCCAACCAAGTTACTTATTGCAAAATATCCAATAGCAAGTTGTCCAAGCGAACTGCTTGTAACTGCTTGGAATTTCTGGCTTAAACTCATAGATTGTTTTAAATTAGCTTTAAATTGTTGAAATCCTGTTGAATTTAAGAAAGTGTTTATATTAAATTTTAATGCCGAAATTACACTCATTTTTATACCTCATTCATCTTTGAAATTCTATCCAAATATAACTCTAATTGTTTAACTGAATAGTTTTCTGCTCTTTCAAAATCTCTTATAAAATAGCCATATACAGTTATCATATTTTCAATACTTTCTGCATTATAATTCAAGTTACATTCCACGAAATGTATTCATAATAAAACCACAGAAAGCTATATTTTTCACTTGCTCCCAAACTGATAGTCCTATTTCTTCAATTTCTTTGTACTTATAATCATCTATATTTTTATTTAACAGTTTTAAAAATCTTTCTCCAGTAAAAACAACACTGTCAATACCTGCTAAAAATAGTTGTTCCATTGTATAGATACCTTTATCATCAAGTTTTAATTCCAAATCATTGTATTTTATAGATTCTGGTACTCCTATAATTTCTTCAAGGCTTGGATTAATTCCACTAGGATATTTTAAAATCTCTTTTGTGTAATCAACTATTCTAGTTCTTCCTATTCTCTTTTCTAAGTTAAGAACATAGCTAGCAGGTTGCTCCATTACAGTTACATCAAAATTATTTACATTAATTACTTTCTTTTCCATTTATTACCTCCAAAAATAGAGTAGTAAAAACTACTCTATTAAGCTAATTTTAAATTTATACATTGAACTTCCCATTCAACACCTTTTGAATCTGTCCCAATTTCAAGAGTTGGTATTTTCTTAAAGAAGCCTTTAGCTGAGAAAGCTCCCATTGTTCCATCTAAACCTTTGTTAACAAAAGTTACAGGGAATGTTCCTTTTTCTCCTTCGGTTAATGCTAGTTGTTTAAAAGATAGATTTAAAGGTGAGTTTTGTAAGATTTTAAATTTAATAACTGCGTCATAATCATTGTGTTGATTAACGCTTCTAGCACCATCAACTCCCTTGGTTAAGCTTTTAAAATCTCCATCATACTCTATTGTAATTTTAGTATCATCGGCATAGTCATCAACTCTTGTTTTGCCGATTACTAATTCATAATTTTTACTATCGTAATTATATATATTAGCCATTTAGTACCTCCTAAACTGAAAAATATAAATCTGAGTCTAATTCTTTTGCACCATAAGCATAGTAAACTGTGATTTTCACTCCTGCAAGAATTCCATTTAAAATATCATTTTTTGGAATTTCTTCAAGTGGTATCATTTCTACCACTGTTTTATCTGCTACTAAAGCCTTCATCTTAACGAATTGATTACATCTATCTAAAATTACAGATTTAATCGGTGATAAATCGGCAAATGTTGGCTTTGGAGTTGCTTTCAAATATAGTGTTAAATCTTCCTCAAGTCTAAATTTTAAAGCTTTCAAACAATGAATCATATCAATCGGGTCACCTGTTACAGTTACTCCGTTAGCAAGTCCTAATTGTCCTTTCATTCTTGCAACATAGTTAGCTTTGTTCTTGTCTAAAACTCCTTGTTCTGCTCCAATTAGTCCACTTTCAACTGCTCCATTTATTAGTTTATTAGCAACTAATACAGACCCTGCAAATTTTGAAATTGCATATCCTGCAACTGCTCCAGCTGTAAGTTCTTCATTTTTATTGAAAAATAAAGCTGTTGTGTCCTCTGCTACTGCTTTTATCTTAGATTCAGAATTCATAATATCTTCATCTTTTTTAACTTGAGCAAATAACATTTTTTGTCTTGCTCCAATTTCTTTAGATATTAAAGCAATTTTCTCTAAGTCTGTTTCATCTGTTACAGTACCAAACCAATCATTTTTAACACTATCAAATAAATCTTTGTAATTGTTTCCAGTTACTGCCTTACCAAAAACTAATACTTGTTTTGCTCCACCATTAAAACAAGCTTGTAATATCTTATAAACATCATCACCTTCTGCAACTCCTGTTACATCTTTAATACTTGTGATTAATTGCTCTGTTATAGCTTTCTTAGTGCTAAATACTCCTATAATGTTGACTGTTGCTTGGTCAACTGGGCTTGGCTTGTGTGTATTTAAAAATACTATTTTCTTTTCAGCACCTAATATTATTCCCATTAATTGCCTCCTTTTATTTCAAAATCTACATCTTTTATAATTTCTATTTCTGTTCTTAGTTCCTTAGAAGTTCTTACAGTTACATCAAATACATATCTTTCTAATAAATCACTTGATGAATAATCTGTAATGTCTTTTAGTTCTCCAACTTCCTCAATAACTAAGTTCAGACCATTTAATTTAATCCACCAGTTTATAGCTTCTATATTAGTGAAATAATCTCTAATTACTGCTACATCTATAAAGCTATCTTTTTTGCTTAGAGTAAATGAAAAACTGATTATATGCTTGTTTATATTTGTTTGTTTAAAAACTCCATATTTCTCTGTGTCTTCTCTATCATTTGTATATCTATGAATTACATTATTAGAAATAGTCCTTGCAAGAACTCTCGGTAATTTCAGTTGTCCGTTTACTTTTGAAAGATGTTCAAATGGAATAACTTGAAATTTATTATTTAATTCTTTTATTTTGTCTAAGAACAATATTTCTAAATCTATGTTATTCATCTTTCATAACCTCCAACACAAACTCATTAAAATCTGCATATAATCTTGGTAATATTTCAACTACTCTATAATTGATATTTTCAACTGTTATAATATCTCCTAGTTTTAATCCATAGCTTTTAAGTATCTTTCCATTAAATTGATTTAAAACTTTAATTGCTGAATTAACATCAGGAGTTGCTACTTTTAGAGTTTTCTTATAAATAACCATATCCCAATGATAAACTTCTTCTGCTCCATCTGGGTTATGCATATCATATTCAGATTTTCTAGTTACTTGATATTTTCTTAACTCACTTTTAGCAAACTGTAATAATTTGAATTTCATATTAAATCTCCTTAACTATATACTCTAAACTATTAACCATTGTCCTAGTGTCAATTAAAGGTTTTGTCCCACTTCCTTTTCTTTCTTTTGCTTTTATTGTACTTTCTGCAAGGTCTGCCCAACTTCCTTGTTCTATACTTTTCTTTATGTATTGAACTATTTGTTTGCCTATATCTTCAAAACATTGTCTAGCTTGCATTTTACCTTGTGCAACTTGATTAGCATTAAATATAAACCTATTCATAATTCTTTGCATATTAGCATCTATTGCTGTTCTCCAAAATGGTCTTGCAGGATAATGAACATTAAAACCTTCACTCCCATACTCCAGCCACATTGCTATCAACTCAACTTTTTGCCCATTAGCTTCTACATTATCTTCATTGAACTGTACAACTAACTTCCATTGTGCTAACAAATTTAATTGTTTTTCTATATCTGCAAACTTCTTTAAACTACTTGTAGAGAATTGAACTTTAACTCCAATCATATGTCTTCCTTACATATTTATAAAGAATAGATTTAGCTTGTGAACTTGCAAATATAGTTGCTCCTATCTGATTATTTTTGTTATTGTTATAACTTATAGACATATCACCTATTGACTTACTAGCAATGCCTTTTTCAATATCACTTGTATTATCATCATCTAAGTCTTTAACTATTGAATATGCTTCTAATATCTGAGCCTTTTTAATTTCATCAGGTACTTTTGATTCATTAATTCTAGGGAATATTAATTCTTGTGTTTCATTTCTTCCGCTATCTCTAATCATTAAGCTTTCAATTTTATCTAATGCTTTATATAAACCTTTTGATAATTCTTGTTCAGATACTTCCTCATACCTGTTTTTTATAAATTCTTTTGCTTCATCTAAACTAACATAACCTATCACTTCATAACCTCCTTAAAAGCAAGGGGAGAGCTTTTAACTCTCCATTATGCTTGTGATACTTCTAATTCACATAGTAATTTTGTTTTTCCAGTTTCTGTTTCAATAACATCACATCCGAATAGTTGTAGCCCTTTTACATACTCTCCAAATGATTTTTCAAATTCTCCAGCTTTCATTTCATTTAATTGCATTGCAAGAGTTAAACCTTTGCTTACTCCTGCCATACAGTGATATTTTTTACCAGTTAATTGAACATTGTTAGATTTATAAATTGTAAATCCTCCCCAATTTCCAACAAAGTAACTTTGATTTATGCCAAGTGTGTTTTCTCCTGTTGAAACAGTTGGAGTTTCTTTAATTAATTGCCCATAAACTTCTGGTGATACAACTAACCATCTATTAGCAGTAGGTACATTGTCTTTATCCATTTGCACTGCTAAATTTATAATTAAATCTGTAATTTTATTTGTTCCTATTACTCCTGCAACTTTGTTCTTACATTTTGTGTATAATTTAGCAAGTTCTGTATCAACAACATCTGCCATTTCATAAATAGCTTGTTCTGTTAATCCTTCCATAACTCCTGGTATAGCTTGAGCCTTATCAACATCATCCATTTTTAAAGCAAAATATTTAGCTTTATCAATAGTAATTGTTTGATATGCTCCAGTGTCTTCTTGGAATGTTATATCAGCTCCTGTATAATCTCCAACAGTTACTGACCCAATACTTGGCACTCTTACAGAGCTACCCATATTTTCTATTTTCCCTTCATAATTTCTGTTTGCTAATGCTCCAAAAACTAATTGCTTATTTAAGTTTCTGTTTGTTAATTCTACCCATACTTCTGGTTTAAAAGTTTGATATGACATATTTATATCCTCCTATTTCTCTCTTAATATTTCTTTTAATTGTTCATCTGTTAATTTTGATTTTTCTACATCTGACATCTTGATAAAGTCTTCATATTTAACTTTTGAATTACCTTGATTACTTGGTAATGGTGGTGGTGTAGTACTTCCTTTCTCATTAAATAAATCTGGATAAGTTGTTTTAAAATTAGCAACTTGTTCATCAAAACCTGTTATTTTACCATCTTTAATATCTAACTTAGAGAAGTCTACTGCATTTACAAGCATTGAACTATATTTAGGTGCTATTGCTCCTAATCCAAAACTTACTGCTGTTTTAATGGCTTCCTTTTTATAATCATCAAAACTATTTTTAAATACTATTTCTTTTCCTAAATCATCAGAAGTTACCTTATCTCCTAATTTTGATTTTAAGAATTTAATAGCACTTTCATTATAGATTTTATCTGATAAGCTTTGATTTTTACTTATAAAGTTAGTTACTGCCTCTGCTGTGATTGGCTTGTCTACTTCCTTTACTGTTTCAATCATAAACTTGTTATCAGTTAGCCATTTTTTACCCTCATTACTTCCTAGCATTTTCTTTTCTTCATCTGTTAATATTAAAACTCCGTCTTTTAATTCCATTTTTTCTCCTCTCATGCAATTTCTCACACAAAATTAATTTAATCTAATTGGCTCAGCCCAACATCTACAATTAAAGTCTTCGCCTGGCAATTCATCATTGATACTAAATACTAAACCTTCTCGTTCAGCGTGCGACTCTCTTACTCTGTCATCTTTCATTGTGTGCCAAACAAAATGTTCAATACCGTTCTCAATCATCAAGTCTTTACATTCTTGAGCGTATAAATTACCTGTTTCATTTCTTGCAAGATTCTCATTTCTGTTATTGAGCCAAGTTTGGAGTTTATCAATATCGTTATTTGTATATGTTCCGTTTTCTATACTCTTAACGATGTCTTTAATCTCTTGACTGGCCCTATTATTTGCTATATCTTGCTTCAAAGCATTTAATGTAGACTTTGGGACTTCTCCATTTTTTAATACATCTAAATTTCTATTATAATTTTTGATTGTATCTACTATTCTTTGTTGCCTTATATCCATTAATTTATCTGCTGTTACTGTTGTATTATTAAATAAATCATAATTCTTTTTTATCCAGTATTTAGCACCAGTTAGATCCGTTCTCTTTAGTTCTTCATCTGTTAGAGTTCTCCAACTTTCAAAAGTAGATAAATTAACCTCAATAGCAACCTTTGTTAATTCTTTTATAATGTTTCTTTTCTCATCATCTGTTAATTCAAAGAGTGGTAGTTGTCCATTATTTATAGCTTTCTTTGCTCTACCTACTCTCTTTTTTGTGTAAAATTCAAATATAAGTCTTAATTTATTCTCTTGTGCTAGTGGGAACATATATTATTCCTCCTTAACTTCAAGTCCTAAATCTTTCATAATATCTTTTGAAAGTTCTTCAAGTTTAACTTGTAATGCTTCCTCTCTAGTAATACTTGCTAATGTATTCATTATGTTAATTAGCTTTTCTTGATATGCTATATTAGTTTTTATCAATGCAATTTCCTCATCTGCATTCTTTCCTAAGATACCTAAAAACTTAATAGCTGTTTCTAAACTTATTACATTATTTTGTATTCCTTGCACAACTATTGCCATTTTTTCTGTTAAAGATAAACTCAATATGTCTTGTGCTTCTATTTTTAAATCTATTTCTTGCCCTTTTAGTTTCTTATATCCCCACAGAATTATATTTTTAATTCCAGTGATACATTTACTTCTTTTGCTTTCTACTGTTGCAATAGTACGCTCCAAACTTCTTCTTTTAGCTTCTCCACTTGATATACTTCCTCCTAAATCAATTCCAAAAGCTAAATCATTTACTCCTAATTGTTTATAAGCATCATTTTGCAAATTCTCTCTTTGTAACTTCCATTCTTGTGTCTTAGTTTCAAGCTGCACTTGTTTAACTTCTTTATCATCTTTATTTACAACTACTACTCTGCCATCTAGCCTTACAGTGCTACGACCATTTGTATCTATTTCAATTACACTGTCTGGCACTTGTAATAATGGATTAGCAACCTTTTGAAATGCTTGTGATGTTAAAGTATCTCCAATTACTAACTCTCTAACATTACCAACTAAATCATCATTATAATCACTTGTACCAAATATATTTTCAATTTCAACTACTGCCCAACCTTGAGCTTGATTATCCTTATAACCTAAACCATCTGCAATCATTCCATTTTTTGTTAAGTCAAAAGGATAAGGCGTTTCGCTTATAGAATTATCGTTTATTTTGTAAGCTCTATATTCAATGCTATCTAACTCATAGATTTCACATATAAGAGTATTTTTATTTTTATCATCTGCTGATAAGTTATAAATTACATATCCATCTATAAGTTTTGGATTATATTCATTTCTAATTGGGAAATAGTCTTTTGGTGTTACTGGATAAAAACTAAATTTTTCTAACTCTGTAACTCCTTTTAAAAGCAATTTCCCTGCCCAAGATTGAATTACCATAGTTTTGCCTAGCAAATCATCTAGGTCAAAATCTTTTATAAGTTCAAAATCTTTCTGATTAGTTACTAACTTCTTGCTTGTTGCATATTCTGCATAAAGTCTAGTTGTTGCTTGTAATATTCCATTGCCTACAACTAAATCTTTAAGACTACAACCTTGACTAACACTTGTTAAGCCATTATTGTTAATGTTGTAAGATTTCATATAACCTTGTTTATCTACTATTCCCATATATTCAAGATTTACTCTTGCTTTTACATCTGCAAAAAATACATCTGCACTTTTGCCATCTGATAGCTTCCTATATTTTTCACAATTTCTGTGAATATCAGTTTGAATATACTCGTTATATGCTTTTAATATCCTTGATTTCTCCATTTTTAAACTCCTAGTGGTTTTCTTATTTCTCCATTCTTAAATGTAGTAGCCTTATACTTTTCTAGTCCATATCTCATAGCGTCCACAGTGTGTGGGTCTAATGTAAATTTATCTTCTAAGTAATTCCCGTTCTTATCTTTTTCGTGGCATAGTTCAGTAAGTTCTCTATATGTGTTTATGCACTTATCAGAAACTATAATCTTGTAAAAGCTCTTTAATTTCTGTAATCCATCTAATACACTTCCTGCACCTTTTTCACAGTTGATTATTTTGAATCCTGCTCTCCTAATTTCTTCAGTTGTTTCTGGTCTTGCATTATCAGCTATAATCTCTCTGTGCTTTTGCTTTATATAACGCATAGCACCTATTAATTCGCTTGTAATTAAGTTCTTGTTATATAATTCATCATAAACATATAGAATGTTATTTTCTCTATCTATAGCCATTCTAACGAGTGCATTATAAGAAATACTAAAACCATAATCTAAGCCATCGTATAGATTCCCTAAACCATACTTACTAAGTTCTTTAACTATTTCTTGTACTTCTGTATCAGTATCTTTTTGAATATTGTTAAATACTCTTTCTCCAACTATTCCAAATCTTCCTTGATATGCTATTCTGTATCTTTCAATATCATAAGTTTCAAAGTTCTTTAATTGCTTTATATATTCATCAGTAACAAAAGCATTATCCTCAACAACTGAATGATGGTAGTATGTATCATCTGTTGTTATGATCCTATTTTGATAAAGTTCTTCTTCATCTATTCCTGCTTTTTTTATAAATCTTTCATAAGTCCAATTATTCACACTAACAGGGTTATTAGTTAAGAATATATGTAAGTCTTTACCTAATGCTCTCAATCTTCCATTTAACTCATTAAAAGCGTTGTAACTTACTTCTGAACATTCTTCAATCCATATCATATCTACATTATCGATTGACTTTAGTTTCTCAGAATCATCTAATCCCATAAATATAAACTCGCTCCCATTTCTACATCTAATGTGTAGAGGGTTAAGTGTATAACTAAAGAAACTATTTAAGTTATAGTTACTGATAATTCCTTTTAGCAAAGAAAAGCAACTTTCTTTTATCGTTCTGTAAACACTTCTTACAACTAATATCCTTCTTTTTTCTTGTATAGCCTTTAACACTAACTTTAAAGCCGTATGATATGATTTACTACTTCCATATCCTCCAACAATGTAGTAGAATCTTTTATCCCAATTATTCAGATAATCAATAAAATGCTCATTAGCTTGCATATTAATTTCCATTTCTTTTAACTCCTTGAATAGTTATACTTACATTGTTGTCTTCTATGTCTATATCTTGCTTATCTTTCCATTTACTTGATTTTCTATTCTTTAACCAAAATATCTGTGCTCCTACATCTCCTGGCATTTCTTTTATAACTTCTTTTACATATGTTGATTTCTTACCATCTATCTCTTTAACTTCTTTTATAACTTCTTTATACTTGTAACCTATCGCTCTTTTAAATAAAGCATTTTCTACTTCTATGTCTGCAACTTCTTTGCCTTTTTTTAAAGCGTCCGAAAAGTCTGTATATTTCTCTTTATATTTATAAAATGTATCTTTAACTATCCCTAAGTTTTTACATATCTGTTCATTTGTTAATCCATCTCTTTTCCAAGCTTCTATCTCTACAAGTCTTGGTTTAACATCTGTTTCATATTTACTCTTAGCAATTGTTATCACCTCTTAAATAACAGCCAGTTTTATAAATAGTTTTTGTTTTACTTCCTCTTGCTTTTATCCCTCTTAGTTCCATACACATATGTCTAGCTTCTACTTCTACATATACTCCTGCACAATCTAAATTGTTTTGAATTGCTTCAGCTATTTCTTTTGTCATTTTCTCTTGTATTTGTAATCTTTTAGAAAATGCTTCAACTACTCTTGGTATTTTAGACAGTCCTACAACTTTCCCATTCTTTGGAGTATATTTAACTTTTACAGTTCCAATAAATGGCAACATATGGTGTTCACATAAAGAATTAAATTGAATATTATCTATTTCAACTTCGTTATTGTTATCACTTGTAAAAGTTTTAGATAATATTTCATTTACATTTACACCATATCCAGATGTCATTTCTTTAAATGCTTTTACTACTCTTTTTGGAGTATCTTTTAATCCTTCTCTTTCTATATCTTCTCCTAATTCAATTAAAAGATTTATTATTCCTTTTTCTGCTTTTATTGTATTTTCATCAGTTTGTGTAACTGTATTGATATTTCCCATTCTCCCGCTCCTCTCTCTTTTAGTTTCTGTTTTATCTCTCCTAATAGAGCCAAGTTTTTAAATTCTCCTTTTATTTCTACTGGAGATAAAAAATATTTTTTAGCTTTTATTTTATTTTTAACATTAATACAAAATGTTATAAAGTCCATTTTATTATCAACATCTACAACTATTCTTACTTCATTAGCTTCTTTTAATTTAACTATATTAGGTCCATATATAAATTTTGGAGATGTAGCAATATAATCTATATACTCATAACCAATGTTGTTAGTTCCATTAGTTTCAATTGCTATCCAGTAACCTTTATCTTTTAACTCTTTTAATAAAGGAATTAAATTACTAATTGTAGGCTCTCCACCTGTTATAATTACATTCTTGCAATTATATTTTGATATTTCTTCCATAATCTCTTGTATTGTTAATTCTTTGTATTTCTTCCAGTCAGTATCACACCAAGGACATTTCAAATTACAATTTCCTAGCCTTATAAATATAACTTGCTTTCCAAAGTTGCTTCCTTCTCCTTGAATACTTTTAAAGATTTCTACTATTTTCATTGTTATAACTCCGTATACTCAATGTAAGATGTTTCTGTTTCATATAAAGTGATTTTAATAAGCTCTATGTTTTCACTCTTTAAAATAGGCTTTAATTTATTAAAAATGTATTTTGATATGTTTTCTGCTGTACTTCTATAACCTAAATCAATAAATTTTAAATTGTGTTTCATTAAAACTGCTTTTATATCTTTTTCAACTTCTTGATCTCCTGCACCTAAAATAAACGCGTGGTCAAATTTATCAATAATGTTTTCTTGAACTATTTTTTTAAGTTTAGAAAAATCTATAATCATACATTCAGAACTTAAATCTTTTTTATGTTCTCCAGCACAACTAACTATTAATTTATAAGTATGTCCATGTAAATTTTTACATTGCCCATAATGATTAGGTAGTATGTGAGCAGTATCAAATTTAAACTCTTTATTTATTATTTCCATTTTTATAATTCCCCTTTGTATAAACTTTTTTGAAATTTTATAAATTCTTTCCCAGAAACTATTAAAATTTCTTTTGATAAATTTTTGTTTATTTTTTTTGTTTCACTAAATTTTTTATATACAATTATCTTTTTTTTGTTGTCAAAAATTCCAATACTTGCATATCTAATAGATGTTTTCCAACTTGAACTATCTACAGAATAAAAATCAAACTCATTTACATTTGAGGCAGTAAATCCTAATCCGTGAACTTTACAATTTTGTAATTTTGCCATTTTTAAGAGTGTTGGAAATATTTTTTTATAATCTTTTTTCTTTATATCTTTTATTGCTATCCCACCTATACAGACATATGGATAATTTTTTATTAATTTTTTATACTCTTCAATTCCTCTTGTTAAATGAAAAACAGGGATACTTTTTTTATTTGTTTCTTTTTCAATTTTTTCCCTAATTTGTTTAACTTTTTCATAACCAATAATTTTATCTATATCTAACTCTATAAAGTTTTTAATGTTATATTTATTTATAAAATCTATATATTCAGAAATATAACTGTCTAATTTTTCTAAAAAACTTTCCTTGTTTTTGCTTCCTGAAAGCATACTAAAAGCCCCACTATCTAAAATAAAATCTTTACATTGAGTTTTTACATAATTCATATATCTATCTAAATAATCTTTTTTGCATTTTTTTAAATAGAAAAAACTCCCTAAAACAAATAAAGGCTTTGTTTCTGTTAAAACTTTTAAATCTTGTTCTATTTCATACGAAGATAAAAATAGCTTCATAGTAACTCTCCACAATGAGGACATCTTTTTTCTTTTTGTTTTTTCTCCTCATTTGAAATAAATTCATTTAAGTCAATTTCTTCATTTTGTGATAATAAATTTTCAATTTCATACTCACTAAAACCTGTTAAACTTAAATCAAAATCTTCTACTTTCAGAGCATTCAACTCATACTGTAATCTGTCTAAATCAAAATCTGTGTTCATTGTAGTTTTATTGTGAGCTATGATATATGCTCTTTCTTGCACTTCTGTAAGTCCATCTAAAACAATACAAGGTATTTCGGTTAATCCTAGTTGTTTAGCTGCTAATAATCTTCCGTGTCCCTCAATAATTTGATTATCTGCATTTATTGCTATTGGATCATTAAAGCTAAACTCTTTTATAGAATTAGCTATCTGTTCAATTTGCCAATCTGGATGTTCCTTAGCATTGTTTTCATATTCTTTTATGTCCTCTATGTTTTTATTTATGATTTTCAATTCTTTCATTTTTCCTCCGTTGCAGAAAATAAAAAAATGGGATACATAAAAAGTTGCTTATATTTCTATAAACTTCTTCTTATATATCCCATCTACTTTTAAATTTTTATTAATTTTGATTGTAAGATATTTAATATTTTATTGTTTTTTAAAAAATTTTTACACTTTTTTCTATTGATATTATTGGACTTTTTGAGTTCTACAAAAAATATTTAAAAAAAGTGTTGACATATTGTTAACAATATGATATTATTAAAGTGTGAAAGGGAAATGCGACCAACACTTCCCTAATAAACTAAGAATGATTTAATCTTAGCCTAAACTACTTAGATTATATCACTTCTTAGTAAAAAAATCAATAATAGGAGTGATGAGAATGAAAAAAGTAACAAGAAAAAACATCAAAAAAATATTAGAAAACAAGAGCATAGAAATTGAAATGGTAAACGATTTAGGTTCTTACTCATTCAATTTTAAAAAACATATAATAACAGATAGTGAAAGAGAAGAACTTTTAAAAAAATTTAAAGATGATAATAAAAGATTTGGATATGGAAAACTAACAGAAGACAAAACAGATATTTTAGAATTTAGTTTTGTTGATGAAATTTATAGAGTAATAAAGGGGTAAAAAAGCCCCTCACAAACTAAGGAGGAAACAAATGGAAGAAAAAAGAAGAGGGTACAAAACTCAGAAGCAACAAACAGAAGCAACAAAAAGATATTTAGAAAAAAACCCAGAAGCGAAAGCTAAAGCAAATAGAAGCAGATTAAAAAGTACATGCCTTAGATTTATAAAAGAATTTGCAACTATTGAAGAATTAGAAGAACTTGAAGAATTATTGAAAGATAAATTAGGAGGAAACAAAATGAATTTTAATGAATTTGAAAAAGAAATAAAAATTATAGAAGAAAAAACAGGAATGGTATACAAATTTAACGAAAATACTGATATGCACACATTTACAAATAATAAAAAAATAGAATTTTATGATTACATAAATGAAGAAATAGAAGTATGTGAAACATTAGATGAAAAAATAGAATTTTATGATTACTTAGATGAAAAAGAAATGAGAAGCGATTATAGAAGAATTATAAAAGAAATGAAAGAATATTTTAAAATAAAATAAAAACACAAAAAAAGAGCAGGATTAATCTCCTGCTTTTCTAATATAGTAATACATTGAAAAATATTTAAAATAGACTATATCTAAATTTAAATTCTAATTTAGAAATACTTTATATATCAATTATATCACATTCTTAGATAAATTCAATCTTTTTCATTCTCTCCAACTTCATCAAGAATTTTTTTTATCTCCTCATTTTCATATCTTGTATTTTTGGAAAATATAACTATTCTATTATCTTTAACTTTGATTCTGTATTCCCCATCTCCTAACTCGTGTATAATTTTTGGGATATGTCTAATTCTTACTAAACTCATTGCTGCAGCTCCTCAATAATCTTTTTAACTTCTTCTAAACTCTTAACAACATAATATTCAGCCCCTTGTTCTTTCATTTTTTGTTCCATTATTTTTTGTTCAGCTGATTGTCGCCCCGTTGGTGTTTTTATTTCAAGTCCTATTGTTTTGCCTTTCATAAAAACTATTATATCTGGAAATCCTTTTTTCTGCCCTTTTGAAAGACTTCTAAATTTTTTACCTACTGGGTCATAGATTGCTGTATTATTAGTTCTTTGAAACCACAATTTATTTTGCTTTTCTAATACTGTTAAATAATCAATAATTACTCTTTGATAATCAGTTTCTTTCATCTCATTACTTCCAAATTAATATCCCTATTAATACAAGTTGTAAGACTACAACAACATTTAGGAAATTATTAAATTTTTTTATAATATTGTTTTTTTCTGCTTCTTCTGCTTGTGTTATATAAAACATTCTTTCAGCTTCAAGCCTTTTATTTTCAGTGTTCAAAATCTCTATTTCTTCTTTTAAACTATCAATTTCTTTAACATAAGCCTTGTTATCTTGCTTTTTATGTCTTAAAGTTTTAATTAAGTTTAAAAGATATTCCTCACATTCCTCCTTGCTATTTAGCTTAGAAGCATTGTAAGTAACTCCTGCCTCTTTGTTAGCTTTTGTTATAAAAGTTCTGTAATAATCTCTCATTGTCATTTTTTTAGTTACCATCTGTTCCTCCTATATTTTTAATTTTCTTTTACTATTCCAGTTAAATTCAATATATTTGCACATTTCTAAAAGCCTGTCGTAGACTTTATTAACTCCATTAATTTTTAGATGTTCTTTAAGTTCTCCAACTTTCAAATTAGTTGTAATTATAATCGGTTTTCCTGCTCTATATCTTTCATCAAATAATCTAAAAATCTTCTCCTCTGCCCACATCTTCCCATTTTCCCTGTTGATGTACTCACTTCCTAAATCATCGATGAATAGTAAATCAACATCTTTAATGGCAGATATAAAACTTTCTTCCTCATCTATATTTTTTCTAATTCTATTAAAATATGCTCCTAATGAGAAACTTAGAACTGAAAAGCCTTTTTCGTTTAGCATATTACAAACACAATTTGCTAGGAATGTTTTACCTGTTCCAACTCCACCTGCGAAGATATATCCATGTTTCTCTATATTAAAATCTTCTGCATACTTGTATAACTCTTTGTAAATTTCTCTTTCTTCTGCATTAGATTTATCTATTTGAGCATTAGAAAAAATATTACTCCCTGCATTTCTGTCTGTGATACTTAAATCTTTAAATCTTTTCAATTTAGCTTGTTTCCTATAGCTTCTAATACAGGCACAATCCCGATTAAATGTATAACCTTGAGGAGTTTTATACTCTGTAACTTCTCCACAAACTTCACATCTTTTTAAGACTGTATCTCCATTTTCTAATACTTCCAGTGGCTTTTTTTCTATGAAATCAAAATCATTGTTTTTTATTTTTTCTGCTAGTTCTTTGACACTTGTTACACACATATTAATCCCCCCATTTTATTTCTGCTGCATTATTTTGAGTATTTTTATTATTAAATTTAGATCCGTTTATCTTTTGATTTAAGTATTTTTCAAACTTAGCACCAAATAAAGTATCTGGGCATAAATATTTCTCCATATCAGTATTTAGCCACTCGGAGCATTTTTTATCTATAACAGTTTTAAAGTCTTCTAGTGTATAACCATCATTAATTCTAGCTTTTATATGCTTAGTTGTATTCTTAGAACTTGATTTATATTTAGTTCCTGCTTTTTCATTTAAGTAGTCAACAGCCTCTTTATATATATTATTATTAAGTTCTTTATTTAAGTTATTATTATTTAATTCTTTATTGTTTGAAATTTTTTCAATGCTTGTATTTGAATTTTTTAAATCCTTGCTTTCAAAATTTTTAAAACCTTGCTTTTCATTTTCTTTAATGCTTGTATTTGAATTTTTTAAATCCTTTTTAAATACTAATTCCTCTATTTTTTGAAAATTAATTCTAAAATATCTCTTCATTGGCATTCCTTTATTTTCTTGTTCAAGGATACCTAATTTTGTCAATTCTTCAATAATTTTACTTTGCTTATGATTAGAAAGTCCTGTTTCTTCTTCCAAAGATGGAGAAGTTTTATAAAACCAGCCATCTTCATTAGCAAGTCCATCACTAGCTTCTATTAAAGTTGTTAATAAAAACCCTGCTTCTATTCCTATTGCTTTAACTATTTGTTTATTTAAAACAAAATAACTACTTGACATTAATAATTGTTTTAATGTTCTATCTTCCATATAAATAACCTCCTGTATATTTGGAGAGCCTGTCTTAACTCTCTTTTATTAATTCAATTAGTAAAGGCTATCCAGAGCTTGACAGGCTATGAATAGCCCCCACTAATTCAAGTAATAAATAGGCTTTTTAATGAGAAGCCTTTAACTCATTAATCTAAAAGTTAAAAGTCAATTGAGGATCTTTATAATTAATCATATGTTCAAGTGCTAAACTGTACATATCTTTCTTAATTTCAAAGCCGTAGCTATCTCTTTTTAATTCTTTAGCTGCTCTTAATGTTGTTCCACTACCAGCACAAGGGTCAATAACTACATCTCCAGCATCTGTAAATATTTCTATAAGTCTTTTTAATATTGCTATTGGCTTTTGTGTTGGGTGAATCTTCTTAACTTTTTCTTTATTATCCTTTTCCCAGTTAAACCAATTTTTTATCATCTTGCCATTATTATTAAATTTTGGAAGCTTATCTCTATAAAAAATCAAAGCATATTCAGTAGCTCCAACTATTTTCATATTTGCTTTTAAAACTTGTGGACTACTTTGTTTTATAAAAAATATTGGTATATAGTTCTCAAATCCATATTTTTTAGCATAATCTATTAAAGTATTTATTTGTTGAAATGAACAAAATATAATCATACAGGGAGCTTTCCCTTTTTCTTTTGGCTCTTTTTTTAACATCTTTTGGCAAAAGTGCATAAATTCAGCAATTTTAAAATTATGGTCTGTGTCAAAAAATGCTTTATTTGCCTTATTACTTTCTCCATTTTTGTTATCTCCGTCTATATACCATTCAGGACTACTTGCATAAGCATTATTTCCTAAGTTATATGGTATATCTGCAATTATCAGTTGTGCCTTTGGTATGTTGTATACCTTAAAATTTTGCATATGATCGTTATACAATTCACATTTAATTTCTTTCTTTACTTCGTCCATTTATTTATCCTCCTATTTTGGAGTGTCTCCCAAACACTCATTTAATTTATTACCTCAATTAGCAGTTACAATCTTTCAATGTCGGGGAGACTGTAAGACTGCAACCACTAATTCAATTAATAAATTTACGAATTAATACGACAAGTTTTTCTTTTGGCTTCAATGTATTTTTTATCAAAATACGAATCAATAAGAAACTGCAAGAAAAGTTTTATATCCTACACCTTTATCAGCTAGCATTTTTCAAGAATAGCCCTTGAATGATAAAGATGTAAGATAGTTGGCTTTTTTACATCATAAAAAGCTGCACGCAACCAAAACATATAGTTGCAAATTGACGGACTTGCAACGGTACGGCTAGTTTTAAAATTCAGATATGCCTATCCTATAAATTCCGAGCGAATGCCCCAACCACTAGCTTGTTTACACCTGCAAATGCTTAAACTTGTAAGGGGATAAAACATAAGAAGTTAAATCCTTAGTTTTATCCAGTAGCTACACCTTACACAGATAGCCACAAGGGAGGAAACCTAACTCTCGAGGGGTTGAAAGCTAGGATAAAAATGCTTGTGACTATGTGTCTAAGGACTAGCCTTAGATTTTAAGTTGATGATTATCAACTTAATATTTAAAAAAATTTTATATAATTGATAATATTTTATATAATTCATCTAGAACTTTTTGATTTTCTTTTTTACATTCTCTGTATAGATATTGTCTACTTCTTCCATCTTTTCTAGCTAAAACAGTGAAAGAAATATTTTTATCAATCATTCTTTTTTTTAGTTCGATAAAGCTTTTCATTTTATCACCTCTAACATATTATAGTATTTAAGTTGTTAAATGTCAACTGATATTTAAAAAAAATAAAAACCACTAATTAAAGTGGTTTATTTTCTTACTTATTTGATTATATTATTGGTTAATTCATCTATTTTATCTAAAACTATTGTATAACTATTATTATCTATAAAGTCCAAATAATCCTCTAACTTTATATCAAGATTTAATTTATTCAGTGAATTTGCTAATATCTTTTTTATTTCTTTTGTTGGCTTATATTGATGAACTACAATCGTTGAAAGTCTTAAAGCCTCATAATAATTTTGATTTCTTTCTTCTGCTTTTGCCATTAATTTAAAAAATTTATCCTCATCCATAAAATTTGATATTGGATATTTTGCTAATTCATTAAATAAAATTTTTATTTCTTCAATATCATCTTCTAATGTTCTACAATCATTAACTTCCAACATTAAGTCAACTGCTTCTACTTTTTTTAATAATTTTTTTAGTTTATTTCTTATAATTTGATTTTCATTTTCTATTAATTCTAATTCATGATCTATTCTTTTTTCTTCTTTTCCTAATTGAATAAAAAATACATATAAAAAAACAGGTATTGTGATTATAAAGCTTTTAATTCCTTGAAAAATAATACCTAAAATAATAAATATTATACTTAAATAAAAAAAATTTTTATTAGCATCTTTAGGAACTTTCCCAGTAAAATTATAGTTGTCAATTGTTAATACTGAATTACTTTCATCTTGAAAATCAGAAACTATATCTTTTTTATTATTACTTAAATTTTTACTATATCTTATCCCTGTGCCAGGAATACTCGTTGTTACTCTAGTACCATTTTTACCAAAATTTAAAGTAGCTCCAGGGCCACCAACAGATGTAGAAACTCCATTTTTGCTAAAATTTAAATATAATCCTTTCATAATTTTTAATCTTTTTCTAAATGAAAATCCCATAAAATACCCCTCCTAAAATTTTTACAAAGGTTTTCTTGTTGAAACTATTTTTATAACTCTACCATTAATTTTTAAATATTCTTGTTTTTCTTCACTAATTAAAATATCATCATAATCTGTATTATCACTTTTTAAAATGACTATTCTTGTATTTTCATCTATAACTATTCTTTTTATAAAACTTTCATCATCATAAGTTACAACATATATTTTATTTTTTTGATATGCTGTATCATTAGGATCAACTAGTGCAAATTCTCCCTCTACAATAGTTGGCTCCATACTATTTCCCTCTATTTTAACAAAAAAGCAATCATTTGGAAAGTCTTCATCTAGTATTGGCATTTTATATATTTCTTGCTCTAAATTTAGATAACCATTTCCTGCACTTGCTTTTCCATATACAGGGAAATATACAATTTTTCCCATTAAATTTTTAATTTCAAAACTTTCTTTTTTTGTATGAATATCAATATCATCATCTAAGAAGCCTACCATTTTAAATAATTCTATAACGTCTAATTTTAAAGCTTTTGCTAATTTTTTTAAATAAATAGGATTAAGTTTTCTTTTCTTTCCACTCTCTATTCTTGAAAGATCTGCCTTGTCTATATCTGTTTTTATTAACATTTGATTTGTGCTATAGCCTAATTCTTCCCTTCTATTTTTTAGAAAAATTCCAATTTCTATAGCTTTTTCTTCTGATAATTCATAATCTCTTTCTTTCATAGTGAAAACTCCTTTTTTCTTATATTTTATACCTTTTGTTGACAATTGACAACAAAAATAAAAAAATAATTAAAAAACAGTTGACAATTGACAACTGATAGTTTATAATAAATATATAGAAATTAAGAAAACAAATTTTTTTAAATATTAAGTTGATAATTATCAACTTAATTAAACGGAGGAAATATGAAAACAGAAAAAGAAATAAAGGAAAGAATAAAAGAATTAGAAAAAGAAATAGTTTTCTTAGTATCAGATGCTAAGGAAGATGAAGATAGAAACTATATAACATTAAAAAAAGCAGAACTAAAATCACTTAAATGGGTTTTAGAAAACTAAGGAGGGGGTAAAGATGTTAGAAGCAAAAAACAGAAGACAATTAAAAAAACTTTTAGAGGACAAAACACTAAGAGTAATAGAAAGAAATATATCAGACAATGGTACTTACTTTAAAGAAGTATCTGATGATTTTAGAGAATTCTTAATCTCTCAAATCAAAGGTTTAGATATTACTTACTATGAAAATGATAAACAACATTTTAAACATGGGTATACATATTATTACATTGAAGAAAAAGCAAATATACCTGTAAAGGTAGAAACTGCAATACCTGAAAATGTAACTTGGAATTAAATAAATCGGAGGAGTTCAAAAGCTCCTCCAAATGAAAGGGGAGAAATAAATTGAAATTACTAGAAGCATTTAAAAAATTAGAAAATCAAAAATTTAATTTAAATTACAACATTAATAAACAATACTGGGAGCTAGTTATTTTTACAGATGAAATGGATATAGCAGAAGAATATGAAAACAATCATTTAAAATACTTGCTTCAAGATTATTTAAAGGAAAAAGTTGAATTCAATTCAAATAATGAGCCTTATTATTTTGAAGATTATAGAAACATTTATATAAATTATGGAAATACAGAAGATGAAGAAAATATATTTGAATTAGAATTAGATCCATATTTCACTAACTCAAATACAAAATTAAAAGATTTAAAAGATTTAGCAAATAGATTAGAGAATTTAAATAATGAATTTATAAATTTGGAAATAAAAGCAACAGAATTATTAAAAGAAAGATATATATAAGAGAGTGTAAAAGCTCCCTCTAAGGAGGAGAAATGGCATACATAGATAAATCAATAGGAGAAAAGCTAATAGAAAGAATGTATAAATTAGTAAAAAATTCTATAAAAAATACTGACAAATTGATAGAAGAAAATGAAGGTTATAACACTGGCTTTTTAAAAGGTATAAAACATGGCGAAATTACTTTATTAAAAAATTTTATTAGAGAAGTTAGAGAATTGGAGGATGAATAAAAATGAAAATTAAAAGTATAAATGGAATTTCTGTAAAAGATATCCCTTTGAAAAATATAAAATTAACAGAAGGAAAAGTAATTATAAAAAAATAGGAGGAACAAATGATACCTTATAACATTTTTATAAAACATTGGAGAGATAAAGAATTACAAGGGCTAACAATAGTTGAAGCAGTTGAAAAGATTTTAGAAATGGAGGGGGAAAATGGAATTTAAAAAAGCAAGTTTTTGGCAAATAGTTAAATTTAAAATCAAGAGGATAGTTAAAATCTTATGGTTTTGTATAAATTATCCATTTGATTTATTGGAAAAATGGATGTGATTTTATGAAAAAATATATATATTTCAAGTATAAAAAATCAAAGTATGCAAATGAAGAAGATTATTTTTTTATGAATGTATTTAATAGAAAATTATTAGAAAAAGAAATATTTAATGAAATGTTAAATGAAAGAGATACTTTTTTAGGAGAAATAGACACAGAAAAAATAGTTGATAGTTTTGTAGAACTTTTTAAAAATAGTGAATATAAAAATTTAGCTCCATCTTTTCTTGATTATTTACAAGAAGAAGAATTGCTAGATATAAGTTATGACCAAATTGGAGATATTTTAGAAATTTTAAATAAATAGGAGGAGAAATGAAAAAAGAAATATTTGATGAATTATATGGAATTAATATTAACCCACACATAGAACAAGATTATAAAGGGCTTTCATATTTAAGTTGGGCAACTGCTTACAAGTTAGCAATGGATAAAGACCCTGCAATGAATTATGAAATAGTGCAAGATAATGACGGTATGCCTTTCTTTTCAAGAGGAGATGTCCACATAGTTAAAACTAAAGTAACAATGTTTGGAGAAACTAAGGAAATGTTTTTACCAATAATGGATAATAAGCATAATGCAGTTGCTAAGCCTAATTCAAGACAAGTTAATGACAACATTATGAGATGCTTAGCAAAAAATATAGCAATGTTTGGGATAGGTTTACCTCTTTATGTAGGAGAAGACTTGGCACAGTTTAAAGATGATAAAAAGAAAGCAGATGATACAGAAAGAAAAAAGAATGCAATAGAAGAAATAACTAAACTTGCTAATACAGAAGATTTATACAATGAAGTCTTAGATATAGCAGCTAAGTTTGGTAAAAATAGTTTATTGGATTGCACTTTGGAAGAATTAAAAAAAATATACACTGAGTTAAAAAAGGTAGGTAAAAAATGAATAGTGTAAATATAATTGGAAGATTAACAAGAGACCCCGAATTAAAGTTCGGGGCAACTGGAACAGCTTATTCAAGGTTTTCAATAGCAGTTAATAGAAAAACAGATAAAGACAAAGTTGATTTCTTTAACTGTGTAGCATTAAAAAAAACTGCTGAAATAATTGGAGAATATTTTAGAAAAGGAAATTTAATAGGAATTACAGGGAGTTTACAAACAAATGAATATGAGGTAAATGGAGAAAAAAAGAAAAATGTAGATATATTTGTTGAGAATATAACATTTTTAGAGAAGAAAAAAATAACAGAAGAAATTGAAAATTCAGAAAATATCAATGAGGAATTTCCTTTTTGATTAGATAGGAGCAGATAAAATGGAAAAATTATTAAATGAATTAAGAATACTTTCTCAAAGTAATAAAGAAATGGAAATTTTTTTGACTGTAGAATACGATAATACTCATGATGAGTGGGCATTATGTATAAACAGTTCACAATCTTGTACTCATATATATTATGAATCTGAAAAAGATTTAAAAAAATTTGAAAATATATTAAAAAATGGGATAAAGGAATTAAAAAAATTTATAGATGAATTTGAATGGGAGTAATTAAATGGAGAAATTAGGATACACAAGACAGACACAAAAATTAATATATTGGCTTTTAGATGACTTTGCTAATTTTTGGCAAGGCAATGAAGCAGGAGCAAGACCATCATTTATAGAATTAGCTTACACTAAAGAAGTTATGAAAGCTAAATTTGTAAAAGTCTATGATGGTTTTGATACTGTTAAAAACTCTCAAGCATTCCTAATTTCTTCTATCTACAATAAAGATAATCTAACAGTAGATGAATTGACTAACAATGTAATAAAAGCATTACAGAGCCTAGCAATTCAAAATGGTGGATTTAGTTTATCGTTAAATGCACTAACACAAAAACAAGCTAATGATTTTGTTAAATGGCTATTTGAAATGGCTATCTATTGGGAGATACCCCTTAGACAAGAAATAAGAAACCTTTTTGCAGAAGATTATCACGATACTTTTATTTATGTAACTTTAAAGAAAAAGATTTGTTGTATCTGTGGGAAGCCAGGAGAGTTACAACATTTTGATAGAGTTGGAACAAGTGGATATAAATCAGATACAGGGCTAAATTATCGTGTAATGTGCTTATGTAGAGAACATCACGATGAAGCTGATAACTGTATCAGTAGGATTGATTTTATGAAAAAATATCATCTTGCTGGGATATATTTAAGTCCTGAGCAAGTAAAAGAATTGAAAGGAATATATAAAGGACACTTTCAAGCATTTAAGGAGGAGAAATGAAAGTAAAAATAATTTTAGAATTTAATCCAAGTGATTTAGAAGATAGTATAAATAAATTTTTAAAAAGTCAAAAAATAAAACTTGTTGATATTAAATTTGGTGGAATTCAAGATTGTGCAGTTTTAATAATTTATGAAGAAATTTAGAAATTAGATTATATAACTATTTCTATTTTGGAAATAGTCGGAAAATACAGAAGTTGAACATCTTCCCGATGTTGGCAATATGTTCAATTATAAGGAGGAAAAATGATAAAAGCTAAACCTCGTAAAAAGAACGAGATAAAAATTAATGAGAAGCAAGAAATTAAGATAACAAGGCAACCTAATCAAGAACAATTAGACCAATCTAAGTTGGCATTTACATTGCTTAACATAACTCTTATATGTCAAAACCATAAAGATATTTGGGACAATGAAGTCAAGAACAATGATGGCTATATAAGATTTGACAAGCTAATGATGATTAGTAAAGCAAAATCAATAGCAGACAGAATATTTAATGCTAATTTTCAAGCAGATGAGGAAGAAGAAAATGTCAAGGACAATTTTTTCTTCAATAATGTTCTAGTAAAGCAAGTTAATAAAAGCATTGCAGGAGTTGGGAGAAAACCACTTACAACGATTGATGATAAGATACAAAGGTTGCCTAATGGCTTTATAGGTACATTGGGTTCTTGGGCTAGAATGGTAAAGGACTTAGTTAGTTTGAAAAGTACAGTTAAGAGTTTAGGAATAGAAAAGGAAATTAAAAAGTTAATTGATACATCTGATAAGTATTTTGCTTGGGTGTATGAGGATATAACTTTTAATGATGTTTTATAGGTGGTTTTTATGAGAAAATTTAGAGGCTTTTATTTCTTTATAAGTGGTTTAAATATAGAAAAAACCAAAGATTTTGGAACTGAAAAAGATGATGCAAATTATAATCTTGGAAATTATTTTTTGGATAGCACAGAAGCTAAGCAAGTTTTGAACAGTAAAGAATATAAAAATTTTTGGGAAAAAGTAAGAGCAGGAGAGATTGGAGGAGATGAATAATGAGAATAACAGAAAGAAGTAAAATGAAACTTGTTGAAGAGATAAGATTTAAGAATATAGATGAAGTGATGATGTATGAAAATGAACTTAATGATAATTTAGATAAAGATTACTATTTCAGACTTAATAGACCTTTATTTTCAGAAGATTTTATATTAGAAGTTTATTTATATTGTCCAGAAGAATTTGCTGATTATTAAATTAGGAGTTGATGAAAATGTGGAAGTGTAAAAAATGTGGAGGGGCTGATTTTGAAGTAGAAATAGATGGTTATATAGAATTAGATTTAAAAAAGAATGGAGACTTTGATTATAAAAAAGAGACTTTAAATGTTAGAAATATTCATCCATATATTAGTTGTTGTAAATGTGGCAATGAAGATGAAGAGATAGACAAAATAGCCAATTGGGAGGAAGAAGATGGATAAGATAGTTAGCTTTAAAAGTATTCCTGAATATTTTGAAAAAGAAAAATGTGGATTTAAACCTTATACATACAGATATATTGATAGTTATTCTGATGAAAGATTCAAAATATTAGGAGAAGCATTAAGAGCTGGGCACTTTTTGAATTATTCACATAAATATATCATAGAAATAACAAATTCTATAACTGGAGAAAGTTTTAGAAGAGTGATTACAGATGTATTTAAAACAGGAGAATGCTTAATAATAGCTTGGAGAGGAAATATTTATGAAAATCCTGAATTGATAAAGGAGTGAGATGATGATTAAGAAATATAGAAAAATAGCTTTAATAGAAGCAATGCAATACACAGAAAATAACACAAGAGAAATTTTGGAATGGATTAATGAAAATAATAAGTATGAAAATAAGAATAAAGATATTGATTTTTTGATAGAAGAAATTGAAAGTTTTAAAAGGTTTGATTTAGATGTTTATGGAAAAACATTAGTAACTGTTGAGCTTGGAGATTATGTTGTCAAGGGACAAGATGGAGAATTTTACAAAGTAAAAAAAGATGTTTTTGAATCAACTTATGAGGAAGTGAGATAATGGAATTTAAAGAAATGATTAAAAAGTTTGTAGAAGAACATAAAGAATATTATGAAAATAATTTCCCACTTTATGATGAAAGAGATGAAGCAATGCAATCAGGGGCATTAGGAGTTTTAGAAGAATTAGAAGATGAGATAAAAGAATTTGAAGATAAGGAGATAAATAATGGAATTTAAAAGACCCAAAACTTTTGAGGATATTTTAAAATTACAAAAACATTTAGATAAAAACTTGAATAATGTTAGACCTAGATGCTTAAAAGATATAAAAATGTCTCTTATAGCAGAATGTGTGGAGTTCAATGAAGAAACTCTTGAATCACACAAGACTTGGAAAAGTAAAGAATATAACAAATCTATGGAGCTGGAAGAACTTACAGATATTTATTTCTTTTATGCTCAAATGATTAATTTTAATGATGATACAGTTAATAATTATGGAAGAATAAAGCATTTAATAGCAGTAGATTTTAATAATTGGCAAATTAAAGATTATGGCTCACAAGTACTGCCAACATTGAATTTAATAGCTAACATCATTAATGACAATGTTTTATATGCTATTGATAATTTAATGGAGATGGCACAGAAGTTAGGATACAGCAAAGATGATATTCTTAATTGCTACTGGGAAAAGTGGCAAAAGAATATGAAAAGAATTGGGAAGGAGTGGAATTAGTCATGATAGATGAAACTAAATTATTTGAAAAAATTGAGAGCAAACAATTTGAATTAGATTATAATAATACTTTTACTAATGGGATAAAAGAATACGAGAAAACTAAATGTAAAGTAGAAGCATTGGAGTGGGTCAAAAGATTAATAGCACAAGAAAGCAATGATGATTTTATACTAGACCACACTATTGAGCTTGGGAAAGAGTGGGATTGATGAAAACACAAGAGCAAATTTGTCAAAAAATTAAAGAATTAGAAAATGATACAAATTTATTAAAAAATATGATGAAAAATTCTACTGATCCTGAAATAAAATTTGATTGCATTAAAAGTATTTTTAAAATACAAAGAGAGATAAGATTGTTAAATTGGGTATTGGAGGGATAATATGTCAATAATAAAGATACCAAAAGCATTGGAGTTAGTAAAAGATAAAGGGGTAAGCAAAGGGAGCTTGTGTTGGTATATTCAAACTGGTAAAATACCTAAGTGCTTTTATAAAAAAGATGAGGATAAGTTAAGAGGAGATTATTTAATAGATGAAGTTGAACTTTGTAAATTCTTTGGAGTAGAAAGATAATCTCAAAAATATTAAAAAAAGGAGGTGTAGTTTATAATGAAGGCTAGTAATGGAATGGGAACAATAGTTAAATTAAGTGGAAAAAGGAGAAAACCTTACGCTTTAAAAGGACAAGGTGTATACACTGAAAAAGGTTATTATCAACCACTTATTGAGACATTTGCTACTAAAAAAGAAGCTGAAGCATTTAGAATAGCATATTTTAATAATAAAATTTCAGAAGATAAAGAAAAAGGAATTGAAGTTCCTAAAAGTCAAAAAACTTTATTATTTGAAGATTTATATAAAATATGGCTAGAAAATAAAAAACCTGCAGATACTTCATTAAGAAATTACACTTCTTATTTTAATAATAGCAAGAAATTACATAAGTTAGATATAAAAAATATAAATGGTATTTTATTACAAAAGATTTTAAATGAACTTGATTTGAGTAAAGGTACTCTAAGAAATTTAAAATCTTTCTGGAAACAATTATTTGACTTCGCACTATTAAACGATTTTTGCCAAAAAGAATATGTTAGTTTTTTGAAACTTCCAAATGAAGAAAAAGGAAAGAAAACAAGTGATAGAAATAGGATATTTACAGTAGAAGATTTACAAAAACTATGGGATAATCTTTATAAAGATATTGATAGATTTAAAATACTAGATATTATATTAGTAGATTGTTATACTGGATTAAGACCAAGTGAACTTCTAAATATAAAAAATGAAAGAGTTTTTCTTGAAGAAAGATATATTGATATTACAAAATCTAAAAGTAAAGCAGGAATAAGAAAGCTCCCTATTTCTGATAAAATATATGATATAATAAAGAAAAGATATGATCCTAATGAAGAATTTTTATTCACTAGATATGATGGAGCTAAATTAACATATGATACTTATGATTATGAGTTTAGAGAACTTATGAAAGATTTAGGAATTGACTATCACACAGCTCATGATTGTAGACATACATTCGCAACATTATTATCAAATGCAGAAATAGACAAAGAAATAATTATAAAATTAACAGGGCATAGTAGTTATAAAATAACATCCGAAAAATATATTCATAAGACATTAAAAAACTATCGTGATGCAATAAATAAAATATAATTTGTTACTTATTCGTTATTTATTAATTAAAATTATATAAATTTATCTACACTATAACTTTTGAATTTATGATATATTGGAGTGTTAAAAAGTTAGTTATGAATTATAGTTTAATTTCTACAAAAAAGCCCGAACTTGAAAAAAGTTGAGGGCTTTTTTGTATTCTGATAATTTTTTGTTTGTACTTTGTTTGCACCAAATTTAAACTAATTTATTCTTATATAAAAAATACTTCATTTTTAGCTAAGTGCTTTTGATTTACTATTTAGTTCTTTCCTTAAAAAAATCTTTCCAAAAAGGATTTTCTTTATCAAAAATTTCTTTTTGTTCTGCTGTTAAGTTATGTGGATAATCTGCAAATAAATTAAAGATTTTTATCTTATCAAAACTAAACATATGCTTACCAAAACTATCTAAATCATCTATCCACCATATTTTATCATTTTTATTGTTCTTATAAAAATCACTTAGCAT